CCCCTAACTTAATTTACTGACCCCATAGTCAGCAATGGTTGCATTTTAGCCATGCATCCCTTTACACAATACACATATCCTAAGGATATATGTGTAAATTGTGTAAGAAACGGGCTGTTTTGCCACTTTCTTACACAATGCATTGTGCATACATTGTGTAAGAAATGTAAGGGTAAACACCTAGTAAATAGTGCGATAAAAGATGTTGCATGGTGTCTGTATGCACTAGAATCTGTTACATGGTGAAGCAATAGTGCAGCACCTAACCAAGGATAGACATGGAGAACAAAACAGTGGCATGGTCCACAATGCTACAGGATGCAGTCACTCAACCCGGCATCATCAGTAGCGCTTACAGCGCATTTCACAATTACAGCATGGGAAACCAGCTACTTGCATGGTCCCAACTCACAGCTCGCAACATGGGTTTGTCACCCCTGGCAACTTACAAACGGTGGAGCGAATTGGGCCGACAAGTAAAAAAGGGTGAAAAGGCCATTGCCTTAGTTATGCCTGTAACGATCAACAAAAAAGATGGTGCTGGTGAAAAGACCGGAGAATGCTTTCAATGGTTCACCCTTAAAAATAACTGGTTTTCACTTGATCAGACTGAAGGGGCAGAATTTGTTAGCGAATCAGTAAGCCCAGCATGGGACAAAAATAAAGCCCTTGAAACACTGCAAATACTTGAAATAGGCTTTGAAGGCTTGAACGGGAATTCTCAGGGTTATGCCACTGGAAAAAATATTGCCATTAACCCGGTAGCTGCATTGCCCCATAAAACCCGGTTCCATGAGCTGGCCCACGTTGTTCTGGGTCATACCCTTGAAAGCACAATGTCCGATGATGATAGAACACCTAAAGACATACGCGAAGTCGAAGCAGAATCGGTAGCATATATATTGTGCTCGGTGCTTAATCTGCCGGGACTGATTGAAAGCCGTGGATATATTCAAGGCTGGCTATCCGGTGCTGAAATATCGGATAAATCAGCACAGCGCATATTCGGTGCTGCCGATAAGATTTTGAAAGCTGGAGCGTAACGTCTTAATGCCCTGCGAGCCAGGGCATTGTGGCAATTATGCCAATTAACTAATCGGAGAATAAATAATGAAAACTGCCGGATTATTTTACTTTGCGGACGAACCACAATTTTCAACCACTGAAACACGCCAATACTTGGCGCACTACCTGCGCGCATGCCGTAACTCTCTCGGGAATCTTAACTGCAAGCGTTATGACGTTAAGCGTACTGGGTTTGGACGTTACACGGTCCAACTGCGTTACACGGGTTCACCAGTTGCTGTTATCGTTACACACTAAGGGGATTACTATGTCATTAGCAATGGATAAAACATTGAATGATTTTTGCGAAAAGTATGACCTCTGCGAATATGGCATGTTCTATATGGTGACTATGCCTAATGGCTATTCATTTATCACTCAGGACGTCGAATTGTCTAACCGTATGTTGCGTGAGCATGGCGCCAGCACTAAGCATATTGTTGAATTGGGAGAATAAACCATGAAAACCGTTATTAATGCACTGACTCAGCGCAAAGGGGTGCCAGCATGAAACTCTATCCATCTTATGAGTCGCTGCCAGCGAACCCGGTTTATCTCGGGTCTGACGATATGCCGGGTTATCTGAGCGAAAGCACCGCCGACACGATCGACGATGAGTCATGGGGCAAACCCCTTGCCTACATTGTTGACGCCGACGGGTTCCGCTCATTCTTTACGTGGGGGCGCAAATGAAACGCATTCTGTGGACTATCACGCAGGCCTTTATCGGCGCCGCCATCTGGGGCGGCCCTTTCATTTACTATTTTTGGAGCATGAAACCATGATGCATGATGACGACTACCTAGACGATGCCCGAGACCTAGACCGACTCATGTCCGACGATGGCCCCGACTCAGAGCCCGGCATCTGCCCGGCCTGTAACGGCAGTGGAGAAGGCCAGCATGAGGGTACAACGTGCTACCAATGCAAAGGGGCAGGCGAATGCTAGATCACGACATTACCGAGAAAATCCACCACCTGATGCACCTGTACGCATGGTGCCACCAAGAGGCGATGGAATACCTGTACTACGAGCCATATGACCCTATAGACTGGCTTGATACCAGGTGGGAGGGTGAACCATGCTGATGGCCGCTATCTTTGCTGCCCTGCTGGCGCTGCTGCTGAACCTGTAACGATTCCTGAAACGATTAGCCCCTTTACTGGGGCTTTTTTACGCTCTCAATCTGGCGCTTCGCATCCTCGAAACCATGCCCCACGATAACCCGGTGGCCTATGCTCTCCAGGTACGCTATCCAATCCCTTTGTACTGGCGAAACGATACCGCCCGACTCGCGTTTCATTTCAATCCACAATGACCACTCAGGGACAAAAAGATCAGGCACCCCAGGGGTTACCCCTTCGGCCTTCAATTTGGCACCCTGTACGCCCGATCTAGCGCCCCCGTTGGGCACTGCAAAGACCCTCACGTCCGGGTAAGTGCGACGAAACCATGCCACTAGGCGCACCTGTTGGAGATGTTCGGATTCCATACTAAAAGGGGATTTCCCAGACCCACAACGCGCAGCCCCCAGGCTCGGATGCGAACTCAGGCGGTGGTGGCTCGCCAAACTCGGCGCATATCCCATCGGGGCGGTAATGGTCGCAGGTGTGGCAAACCCTCGGCGGTTCTGCTGCCAGGGTGGCTCGGTACTGGATGACGATTGGCGGCTCTGGGTGTCTCATATCCATGTCCTCTTTAATACAGTAAAGAAACGGCCTTCACGCTTAAATTCTATTTGTGCCGGTGGCTGGCCCTCGGTCATCTGCTGGGCCATCTGATGCAGTTCAGAAACCCCATAGTCCAGCGTCACGCCTGCTCTGTGGGCTATCTCGGCCAGTAGGCGCCTGCTTTTTTCCCCGGCGTACCCTTCATGGGTGACGGCCAGATACTCGGTCACTGGCGGGTCACTCAAGCCCCCGTAGTAACTTACTGCCAACATCTCCCGGCCACTGGCTCGGCTTATGTGTTTACGCCAAGTCCAGCTACTGACTTCCAAGTCAGTACCATCCTGCCCCATGATGTCATGGTTGTGCAGGCGCAGCGCGGGTCGCTCGGGTTCGGGAAATGCCTCACCGCAGGCTGGGCATACGCGCACCGACAAGGCGCATATCTCTTGGCAATGGTCGCAGACCTTCACCGGAGCTTCGCCCTGCTTGTCTCCCTTTTTTGGCGGTGGCTTGACTGCCGTGATTGGCCCATGCTGCTCCACGACCCCGGCAAAGTCTAAGACAAGGCAGTCAGTCTTACCCGGCGCGATCCGCAGGCCACGACCCGCCATTTGGACATACAGGCCGGGACTCATAGTAGGCCGCAGCATGGCTATCAGATCAATCCCAGGCGCGTCGAAGCCAGTGGTTAACACATTGGCATTGGTCAGGGCTCGGATGCGCCCCTGCTTAAAATCGGTCAGGATGCGGTCACGCTCGACGCTCGGCGTCTCGCCGGTCACGCATTCGGTATTGATGCCTTGCGCCTGCAATGCGGTGGCAATGTGCTGGGCATGGGCCACACCGGCGCAGAAAATTAACCAAGACTTGCGCTCAGACCCCAGGCGCACGATCTCAGCGGCCACCAGTCGGTTCTTGTCGGTGGTGTCCACCGCAGCTTGCAACTCGGATTCAATGTACTCGCCGCCACGTTTGTGTACACCATCCACTTCCAGTTTGGTGGCGGTCAGCTTGCTGCGTAAAGTTGATAGAAACCCCTTATGGATCAGTTCTTCGATGCTGGTGGGTTGAATCAAGGCGCTGAAAATAGCGGGGTCATCCGTGATGTAACCGTGTCCCAAGCGGTAAGGCGAGGCGGTCAGTCCAACGATCCGCAGGTTTGGGTTAATGACCGACAGGTCATTAAGCAATGTACGATAGCCCCCTTCATCCTTGTGGCTCACCAGATGAGCCTCATCAATGATGACAATATCGCAGTGGCCGATCTGCTCGGCCTTGGTTCGCACCGACTGGATGCCTGCAAAGGTAATGGGTTCCCCCAGTTCCTTACGCTTCAACCCGGCTGAGTAGATTCCCATCGGTGCATTCGGCCAGTGCTGGCGCAGTTTCTCGGCGTTCTGCCCGATTAATTCACGGCTGTGAGTTAGCATCAGAATGCGCGTTTCCGGCCAGGATTGCAGCGCATCCTTGCACAAGGCGGCAATGATGTGGGACTTGCCTGACCCGGTTGGCAGCACCAGGCAAGGGTTGCCGGTGTTGCCTGCCTCAAACCATGCGTACAGTTGGTCGATGGTGCGGGTTTGGTAGTCACGGAGCATTAGAGTCCCCCAAGGAGTCTGTAGGCTGCGGCTGCTTGGAGCGGGACTTGGGCGTTACCCAATCCTTTGAGACGGTGAACCCTATTGGGAATCCCATCAGCCACTCGACCCAATCCGGGTTCAGTTGTCCAGAATTTGGATGCACCACCATGCTCAGATTCAATTGTTTTCCAATCTTTGCCCTGCGTTGAATGGCTGGATTGCTCATGTTTCCCTTGTCCCTGCTGTCGCTGGCATTCGGTGTCGGCCACATTTGACGCCCAACAATCGTCTCCAGATTCGGGAATCTCTTGCTGTCCCATGCTGACTCTGGCGTTATCGTGGATGCCATTGCTGAGTTTGCTCGGGGTGTCGGCCACATTGCCACTGCTCCCGCTATATTCAACCCATGTTTTCCCGCGATCACGCTGGGGCTGTTGTGATTGGCTCCACCGCTGACCATGTTGCAAGTTGGCGTTAGCCAATAGGAACCATCTGTCTCTGTGATGCGGCGCTCCGACATCGGATGCGCGTATGCAGAGCCACCTTGTGTCATACCCCATCGCGGCCAAGTCTCCGAGTACGGTTCCCAATCCGTTACTAAGGATTGCTGATACGTTTTCCAAGAAGAGCTGCTTTGGTCGTACCAAGCCAGCGATCCGCAGGACTTCTCGGTAAAGACCTGATCTGGTTCTTTCATGTACGCCTGCTTGCTTTCCAGCAGTGCTAATGTCTTGGCAAGGGAATCCCGCATGAATGCAGTCCACGACTCCGGCGTACTCGGATGGATCAAACAGTTGAACGTCCCCTTCCCACACTCGCAAGCCGGGGAACCAGCCATCTGCTGCGCGCTCTCTGAGGACTTGGCAGGCATAGGAATCCCACTCAACAGCGACAACTGGGGTGTGTCCAAGGATGAGGTCTGCAAGGAGTCCTCCTCCGTGACCGGCAAAGAGGTGCATGGTTCTTGTTTCATATTTCACCCCACCACCCTTCCATCCCATTCCTTCCGCAACGCCATGACCTGCGGATCAGCAGCCACGCAAGCCGCAGCATTGGCAAGCAACTCCTTTGACCCATACACCCCCTCGCCCGGCTCACCATTTGCAATGCCCTGCCCGTCAATCTCATAGACTGCAACCCAGTCAGATGGCCCTTCCAGGCGTTTCCACGGCACAAGGTCGGGATGGATAACATGGCTCTCGCAACCGGTATGCTGGGCGTCTAGCGGCACAATGTCATCCCACTTGGCGCAGTGCCATGTGCTGTCAGACAATGGCGTGATGTGGGCGCACGTTCGGCAGTTGACTTGCTTTGTGGTCTTGCTGCCGTGGCAGAAGTCATGCCCTGCGCACATCTTGCATTCAAACCAAGTCGGGTCGGTGCTGATGGGTGGTGGCAGGCGGTCAGTCAGCGCCAGCCGCTGGCCTTTGTCGATTGCCTTGATGGCATGGTCTTTGTCGTATTCCAGCCGCTCTGTGTAAATTCGGTCGTCGTCCTTGCAGACTGCCACGTACAGCGCACGTTTCAACTCGGTGCCGTGCATATACACTTGGCATTGGGTGAAATGCTGGGGCTTAGACTTTGCCACGCCATTCTTCTCAAGGTCGTTGAAACTCTTAAGACTGTGGGTTTTGAACTCCAGTACGTGTTCAGTCTTAGGCGCACCAGGTACGCCTTTGCCGATACCGTCCAGGCTCCCAGATACGTGACTGCCAAAGTTAACCCGGCGCTGAGTTCCTGACACGCTCATGCCAATGGCGCGGAGATCGCTGATGATCTGCGCTTCCTCGTTCTGACCACGCCTGAACAGTCGCAGAATGCGGCCCTTAAATTGTTCCTGCACTGCCCAACGAAATGACAACCAAAGCCAGCGTTCGCAGTGATGGCCCAGCGTACTGCAACCCATGTGGGCACGGGGCTTCTCAGTCCGGGCTTCATGGGCTTGATCGATCAGGCTGGTGATGGTAATATCTGGTTCAGGGATTCTCATGGTGTTCCTGTTGGTTGTTGTTGCTCATATTGACCCCGGCTTCATCACCGGGGTCTTTTTTTTCTTACTTACGGGTAGCCCAAGGTGGCGCAGACTTCGCAGCAGGCATACCAGCAGCCGCAGACGGCCCAATTGGCTTGAACGGTGCAACCGCAGCCGGTGTCACGCCACCCAAAGCGCGGTAGCCTTTGATTTCGTTACCGGCGTACTCACCAGTCTTGACGACCAGCTTAATGCCCAGGTTGCCGCCGATCAGTTGGTCAGTGTCCTGCACCTTGGCAAGGCCAATGGCTCGCATGATCTCGCCCAACTGCTGGCGTCCGATCTCCTCGGCCTTAGTGCTGGCGTTCTTGATGTTGAGATTGCCAAAGATAACCCGGCCTTGATGCGACGGGCCGGTGATGGTGTACTTGCAGGCAATGTACTTGCCGTCGCCAGCCTTGGTAGCCTTGATCTCAGCGCCGGTGATGCTGGCGTTGTACCAACCCTCTGGCAAAGGCTCAAAGTTGCTGGTGTTGCCAACGGGAAGGGTGTCGAGGGTAAATTCTTCGTCGAGAAAAGCCATGATTATTCCTTAGTGATTGAAAAAGTAGGGCGTCCAGGGGTGGACGTGATGGCACCAAGCAGAGGCCCGGTCACGGCGTCAGCAGCCGAATTCCAAGCCTTTGCATTGATCTCGGGCTTCCAGCGAAAGAGGCTGGAAAGATGTTCAGACAGACCAGCTTCGGCGGCCAGCATTTGCAACTTGTCGGCGTCGATCTTTTTATTGATGCGGCCCTCCATCTTGATCTTGTATCCATCAACCTGATGGTTGACAGTGCCGTCCAAGTCTTTGGGAAGGCCAAAGTCCTCGGCCATCTGGTCTTCCAAAGCACGTCGATCAGCCACCGCAACGGTTTCGAGTTTTTTGGCGTCAAGCCAGCGTTGGTAAAGTGTGTTCATGAGTTTTCCTGAGTTTTTTGAACGTATTTGGAAATGGATGACAACGAATAACCGGCCAAGCGAACGAAGTCGGCGAACTTGTCTAATTGAGCGTCATCCATCTGGTGGATTGCCATGTTTTTCATGTTCTCCACGTTAGCCATAAGTTCACCAGTCCACAAAGCAATGAGTCCGACTGAAGGCTGGCTCATGCTGCACCGCCAATCTTGTTGATGATCTCACCAAGGTCTGGCGCTTCCCATGTTCCCAACTTGCCTGACCGATCCTTCGCCAACCACAGGCCGTCAGAATCGCACATCAGGGCACGTTGAGTGCCGCCCTCGGCATCCTTCTCAACCCGCAACGCCAACACTTCATCAAAGAAGTAAGGCAGCGCCTGCCCGGTCTTGTTGCCGGGCATTGATGGGCTGTACAGCACCCGGCCCATTTCGTCTTGGGTCTTCTCCAGCTTGGCAGTCATCAGGACATGGCGTCCGGGAATGTCACGGAAGGCACGGATAATGTCGGCCATCTGTTCTTGCATGGCACCGTAAGCAGCGCGTGGGTCTTTGTTGACCTTCTTCTCATGGTTCAGACAGACCTCGGCGATCTCGCTGATGCTGTCCAGCGCCACCGATTTGTACTCGGACTCGAGCACCCAACTGTAAGCCTCTCGTAAGTCATCCATTGAGGCGATCTCAATGAACGGAATGTCTGCGTCCGCAATAGACAGCAAACCGCCCTCTGCCGACAGTACCACGGGATGCGGTAAAGTCTTGATCAGACTGGTCTTGCCAGCCCCTGCTTGCCCGTAGACAAGCAGCTTGACGCCATTGGCTGCAAGGCCGCTGGTGCGTTTCAACGAAATAGCCATGTGGCTCTCCTAGTTTGCGCTTCCGTCTGTAACTCAGTTCGAAGCGTGCTTGCAGTGTATCACAAGTTCATGGTACAGTGTCAACAACTTTATGACGAAAGATGTGAAATAAATGGCAGACCTCTCAAATATCCTTGGTGGCCCTTGGTCGCCGCCCTCTCAAAAGCAGGTTGATGCACCTGACATACAACTCAAAGATGCCATGCTGGCCGCAGGATTGAAGCCGCCAGATGTGATCTATCTAGACGGCAAACTGCACCGTTTCAACAGTGGCACTAAGGGCGAGAAAGGCCACGACAAGCCGGGTTGGTACGTTGCCTTTAGTGATGGCGTACCGGCTGGGCGCTTTGGCTGCTGGCGCTCTGGTTTTGAATCATCGTGGAAAGCAGACATTGGCCGCAGCCTGACGCCAGTAGAGGAAATGGCACAGTCCCGCAGGCTCTCCGAGGCCAAGACCCAGCGGGATGCCGAGGTGAAAAAGTCCCGCGAGGTGGCCGCAAATACCGTCGATCTCATCTGGTCACAGGCCGGGGCAGCAAGTCCCGAGCATCCATACCTTCAGCGCAAGGGCATCAAGGCGCACGGCGCACGGATTACGGGTGACGGCAGGCTGATGGTTCCCTTGTACAACTCAGACGGGGAACTCTCCAGCATTCAATATATTGACCATGCTGGTGGCAAGCTGTATCACCCTGGTGGACAGACCGGCTCGATGTACTGGCTAGTCGGCAGCATGGATGACGCCACTACTCTCTACATTGCCGAGGGCTTTGCGACAGCCGCCACCATAGCCGAGGTGACAGGCCAGCCCTGCGCGGTGGCATACAGCGCCAGCAATTTGGTTCCGGTGACGGGGATACTGAAGGAAGGCCACCCGACGCTGGACATTTGCATTGTGGCCGATCATGACGCTAGTGGAGTTGGGCAACGCTACGCCGAACAGGCCAGCGCAAAGTATGGGGTACGCATGACAACACCGCCAGTGCCGGGTGACGCTAATGATTACGTGCAAGCGGGGCATGACTTGGCTTTGCTGTTGAAGCCCGTTGTGGCAACAGACTACCTTATCCATGCCGACGGTTTTTCAGCGCAGCCTGCACCAATTTCGTGGCTCGTAAAGCATTGGATACAGGATAAGGCGTTAGTCATGGTGCATGGCCCCAGCGGTGGCGGCAAGACGTTCGTGACGCTGGACTGGATGCTGCACATTGCCAGCGGCAAAGCCACTTGGTTCGGCCACAAGGTCAGACCCGGCAACATGGTGTATTTAGCCGGTGAAGGGCATCACGGCCTGCGCTCACGTATTGCAGCCTGGAAGCACCACAACAACGTCAGCAACCTGAATATGTGGGTCAGCAAGTCGGGCGTAGACCTCAACACTGCCGAGGGTTATCTGAAGGTAGTGGAGGCCATACGGGCGCTCAAGATCAAGCCTGATGTGATCACGGTGGACACCCTGCACCGATTCATGGCCGGTGACGAGAACAGCGCCCAAGACGCTAAGACCATGCTGGACGCCTGCGCTGCACTGATGCAAGAGTTTGACTGCACTGTCATTCTGGTTCACCACACAGGCGTCAGCGAAGAGGCCCAGCACCGTGCGCGTGGCTCATCCGCATGGCGTGGCGCATTGGACATTGAGATCAGCGTCATACCCGCCAAGGGCGACAAGTCAATTGAGATCGTCCAGCGCAAAAGCAAAGACGCCGAGATGGCAGCGCCGGTCTACGTTGACTTGGAATCGGTGGCGATACCCGGTTGGATGGATGAAGATGGCGAGGCAGTCACCAGCGCCGTGGTGGTGAAGGGCGAAGTGCCAGAGTCCAAGCAAAAGGATAAGTCGCTTGGGTTTGCAGATTTTGAGAAAGCCTGGTGGTCATCAGGCGCAGAAGAGCGAGGCGGCGCACCTTACCTCACCAAGTCAGTGATGCGCGATTGGGCCGTTACCAATGGCATATCAAACTTTCCTGGCGCACTTGCGGCTGGTTCACGCCGAAACCTGATTGATGGAAAGAACGCCCGATACATCATCAATCTGATTGAAGCCAAGATCATTGAAGTCCATGAAAACGGCTGGATTGTTATTGAAGAAGGCCAAGCAACCGGAATGATGTTGAAGAAATAACTTTTATGTGCTAAACTTCTTGACATGAACAGACTAACCCAACTCAAAGCTAAGTTGAGGGCCGCACAGGCTGAACTTGCAATCCGCACCCGGACGCATAACAGCGCCAGCCGGGCCTATAACAAGGTGACTTCCCATATCACTGAACTGGAGAAGAGAATTGCTGACTTGGAGAAAATTTCAAAGTAACCTGCCCAACTACAGTGAGGCCGAACTATTGGCTTTGCTGGATGAGGAGAAGTTGAAACACCGCAGAGTGTCTATGCTAGAGCGCATCCACCAACGCTACTGCACCTTACGCGCCAGCCGGGAACGGATGGAGATACTAAAAGAAGGAAGACGACCATGACATTGACGCAACAATTCAAGAAGATGGCAAGGCGGCTCACGCCCGTCGAGATGGCAGCAGCCGAACTGGCTGACGCTGAACTGCACAAGCTGGAAGCCCACAGTGCCGTGGAGTATGCCACCAGTGTGGTTTCGTATGAGGACGCCAGGATCAAGCGTTTAAGGAAGTTCTTGGCAGATGCGGAGAAGGCGGTATGAATACTTGGCCTTTCCCAACCCAACTGCCCCCGAACCGGCCTATCCCGCCGATGCCTTTCAACCCAAACAATCACGAGGAGTCACCATTATGAGCGGCGGACACTTTAATTACAAACAGCACACGTTGCTTGACATGGCAGATGACATTGGCAGTCAGATTCTGACCAACAACAGCAAGGAAAAGAATGAGTGGGGCGACAACATCGGAAATCGCTACAGCCCCGAAACCATAGAAGAGTTTGAAAGGGCGATGATCGTACTCAAGATGGGCTACGTTTATGCACAGCGCATTGACTGGCTGTTGTCTGGTGATGACAGCGAGGATAGCTTTCATATACGTTTGCAGGCTCAACTAAAGGAGTTGGCATGAAAGTTATTTGGATTGTGCGAAAGCATCCGCCACTGCCGTACAGCAGAGGAAACTTTGAATCATTCACTATTCGCGGGCAGTATCGAAACAGAGTTGAGGCCAAAGCAGAAGCCGACAAGAAAAACAAAAGGTCAAACTACTTGCACACCGTTTATGCGCTCAAAGTAAAGGAGTTTACATGACACAACCAGAAGCCCTAGCATTGGCAGACATACTTGACCGAAGTGTTTTGCAGGCTCACGCAGATGCCGCTGCCGAACTGCGCCGGTTACATGAGAGCAATCAGGAGTTGCTGGCGGCGTATCAGGAGGCGCTGGCGACGTTAAAGTTAATGGCATCTCACGCCAAATGGCTCAACGTCACCACCGACTCTTTCATTTTGAAATTAGAAAGGACAACACTATGAAAGACGATGAAGTTGAGAGTTTATTCGCCTATGGCTGGCTTGACCTGCTGCTTGCAGTGATCTTGGCGATTTGCGGGGTTGCTGGGATTGCTTTTGTTGCGGGGTATTTGACATGACTAAAGACGACGTTATCAAGCTGGCGAAACAGGCTGGGCTTACCAAGGGCCAGCACTGGAACAAGAACAACATGACTACGGCGTTTATGTGTGACTTCGCCAACCTTGTTGCCGCTGCCGAGCGAGAGGAAATTGCAAAACTGGCTGATGCAAGCGTCAATGCCGACCAGTATCCGACGCTTACGATGCTTGCACAAGCTATCCGTATGAGGGGGGATTGACATGAAACTTACTGAAGCACAGATTTGGAAATGCAACAGCGATGGCGAGGGTGGTGTGCACATCTGCCTTGACCATCAAAATGTGGTTGACTTTGCCCGAGCTATCGAACGTGAGATTGGGTTTGCAAAGGCCGAGTTGTGGCTAAAGCGTATCAATGATGCGGTGGTGGCCGAGCGTGAGGCTTGCGCGAAGGTGTGTGAAGAACGTGGGATGGTTAAGGGCGGTGAAGTCTTTTCCGCAAGAATCCGAGCAAGGACAACGACATGACACCGTTGGTTAAAGAAATGATCAAGATGGTATCGGTGGCTGACCTTGACCCCACGCAAATGCAGTGGTTTGATGTGACTGGCGCAATCAAGGAATACATCGGCTACGACCAGAAAAAGTATCTACTGCACCCCGCACCTTACAAAAACATGATGTTGTGTGGCAAGACAGCGCAGGGTGACTTTATGTTATCGGTGTTGGCTGAACCGACGGCCACCATTGTGACGGGCTGGATTATGAAACCAACGGGGTACAAAACCCTTGGAACTTTTCTTTTTGCCGAAGACAACGGAGAGCCAAAGACGGGCGAAGTTGACAAGCCTATTGACCCGCAAGACCAGTCAATGATGTGCGCGATTGTGACTATGTTTTACGCATCGTTGGATATGCCCGTAGAGGCTTACGTCCCAACAGTAAAAGACACATTTACAAACCGCCGCAAAATTAAAGAAGGCAAACTACCATCTTATGACTGGCACACAATAGTTATTGAGCCGCCAAAGCCGCAGTCAGAGTCTCGCGGCGGTACACACGCAAGCCCCCGAAGGCATCAGGCCAGAGGCCACTGGCGTACATACAAGTCAGGCAAACGGGGCT